ATGACACCCCCTCAACCCCCCGATCTGGCTTGCTGGTACCGCCGCCTGAACGACTCCAGCGAGCGCATGCGCAACCCTGACCGCTACCACCAGGCTGTCACGGCAGCCGCGGCCGACCTGCTCGCCCGGCGCGTCATCAACCACCACGAGCACCAGGACATGGCCGACCTTGCCGACGCCGCACTCATGCATGCCCGAGAAGAGCTGGCCACTCAGCTGTTCGAGCTGACGGCTATCTATGACGTGGTCGACCCATCCACCGCTGAGCTGGCAGGCTCGATCGTCACCGGCACCTACCTGTGCAGTGGGCGCGAGCTGCCAGGGTCCCGAACCTCGATCGAGGGAGTGGTCCGCTACAACAGCGCCGGCCAGCTCAGCATGGTCACAATGAGCAGTGACGACCTTGGGCCGATCAGAGGGCTGACGTGGACAACGAGGCAAGGTCGCGCTCTGAACCTGATGAAGGTTGCTCAGTACCACCAGGGGCGCAGCATCCCGTACCTGTGGGACCCTGACTCCTGCCGACTGGCCTTGGATCAGTTGCGCGCACTCCGCGAGGACGGCCAGGACCAGGCTTGTCGGGAGCTGCAGCGGGTGCTCGCCATCGCCCCGTTCGGCCTGTGCCCGAGCTGCTGCGATCGCTTCGACCTGGTCGATGACTGCGAAAGGTGCCTGGGCCGAGGCATCATCCGCCGTATCAGCTGCCGCTTGTCGCAAGACCAGTAAATACGCGGCTTCCAGGCCGATTAAGCTGGCTTGGACTGACTAAAAATGGTATGTTTTGATGGGGCTTTTCATACTGGAGACAGGCAAAAATCCTTGCCTGCAGACGTAAAAAAGCCGCCTCGCAGGCGGCTTTGATATGGCAGGTCAGCGCTTGCCCGGCGGCGGCGGCTCGACGTCCTTGAATCGAATCACTTCCTCCCCTGCCCATTCGTTCACCTGGCGCAACCGCGCCTGCATCGGCTCCAGTTCGTTGGTGGTCCACACCTCCGACGCCTCCTTGATGGACCCGAAGCCCCCGGCGTTCTGCGGCACCACCCCCAGCAGCTGCGGATAGACACGCAACGCCGCGAGCTGGTCGTCGCGGCTGATGTTCTTGATCGCCCCAAAATCATCCTTGGCCGCCACCTCGCTGACCGGAATCAACTGGATGCCCTCCTTCTTGCCGTTGGGCGCGTAGACGAACAGGTTGCGGAAATTGCCCGGGCCCTTCGCGTTCTTCAGCGCGGTGCGCAGGTTGTCGATATCCGCCTGATCCTGGGCGGCGTCGGTCATGTAGAGGATGAAGCCGGCGTGACTGCCGTTGTTGTAGTACTTGCGGCGGAACAGCGTGGCCGATTCATTGAGCAGCGCGCTCTGCAGGGCGCAGAACCACTCCGGGATGCCATACAGCTCCTGATTGACGTCCGCCTCGCGGAGCTGGAACACGCTTCCGGCCTCAAACTCATGCTCATCCTTCCAGCCCAGCACCTGGAAGAAGACGCCCTCTTCCACCCCACGGCGCATGTACTTGGCCAGCGGCGGCTGCAGAGCCAGCATGCCCTGCAGCCTGCTGCGCCGCCTCTCGAGGTAGCTGTTACCGAAGGTCAGCCAGTCCAGGCTGAACTGCTCGAACGCCGCCAAGCTCAGCAGGCGGTGCGGGATGAAGCTCTTCGCCAGCATGTTGCGCTTGAACATCAGCGCCGACTGGACGTAAGGGCTCGACCGCATGCCCTTGGCCAAGCCGTACATCGACAAGGGCGGCTCATACCAGCGGCCATTGGACCAGCACTCCAGGTAATCGAGGATGCCGCGGCTATCCAGCACCGGGGTCGGCTCACCAAAGGTGAAGGCCTCCATGGACGCCTGCGGCGATAGTACTTCGCCCTCGGCGACGGTCGATTGGGTAGCCAGTTCCTGGCGCGTTGCGGTGCTCATCAGTAGCTCTCCATGAATCCGGTGTTGGCCTTGGTCTGGCCCTCAAGCGGTTCGTTGTGCAGGGCGTGGAACAGGGCCCACGCCAGGTCGGCGTGGCCGGTGTTGTCGTTGCGACCGGCGGTATACGTGAACTGCCGCCCGCCAGCGGTCATGGTCTTGCGGATCGCCATCAGCGACGACGCCAGGTCCGTCCAGCCAGCATCGAACTCAAGCCGGCCGTTCTTGATCACGTCCCAGGCTTTCATCACCAAGCGGACCTTCACTTCGGGGGAGTAGCTGAAGGTGGTCACGGCCGGGAAGAAGCTGCGCACCAGTTGGGCGACGCCAGTCCCCATCCCGGTGATGTCGATGCCGATATAGGTCACCCAGTAGCGCTCGGTGACCTTGCGGATGAACTGGGCTTGTGCGGCGAAATCCATCCCGCGGAACTGGTGCCGCTCGAGCACACGGAACTTGCCACCAGCCACCATCGGCGGCGCCACCACTACCAGGCCGGCGCTATCGCCATTCTCAGCAGGGTCATAGCCGACCCAGACCTGGCGGTCGCCAAACGGGCGCAGGGCGTGCGGCTTGTAGTCCTCATTCCACTCGAGCCAGCTGTCGACCATGCCAGGCTGCAACATGGCCAGCGGGAAGATGCTCGCGCCGTCGTCGACGAACTCGCACATCAGCAGGTTCTGGAAGGCCTCGGCATCGTACTCATGGCGCAACTCTTCGAGGTCGAACAGGTCGCAGCCCCGAGCCTCTGCGTCCCGGATAGTCACGATCTGCCGCCACAGCTTGTCCTCGCAGAGCCTTCCCTGTGCCAGGGCGTCGTGGCTCACGTCGATCTTGATGTGCTGCGCTGTGGGTTTGCCGCGGTTGAATCGCTCCCCCGTCCAGAACGTGTACGCCTCATGCGCCATGCTCGAGGGCGTCGAGAAGTAGGTCCGGCGGTAGCGCTTCTGCATGGCCATGCCCGACGCGACCTTGTTCAGTTCCTTGAACTTGTAGGTCCAGAAGAATTCGTCGAAATAGAAATTTCCGTGGTAGCCCTGGGCCGTCCGGGCGTTGGTACCCAGGAAGTGCAGCTCGGCGCCGTTGGGCAGAATGATCGGGTCGCCGGTCAGGTCCACGCCAACCACGTCCCGGGCAAACGCCTGGATGTAGGCCTTGAAGATGTGCGCCTGGTTCTTCGACGCCGACAGGAAAATTTGATTGCGCCCAGTCACCAGGGCGTCGATCAGTGCCTCGCGGGCAAAGTAGAACGTGGCACCGATCTGGCGCGACTTGAGAATCACCCGCGTGCGCATCTCGCCAGCGCGGTACCAATCCTTCTGGTAGTCGAAACTCTCGTCGAGGAAGGCCTCGAGCAGCTTCTCGACCAGTTCCTCGTCGATGTCGTTTCGCTTGGGCTTGCGCTTGGGCGCCGCGTTGCGCTTCGCCAACTCGGGGTTCAGGTCAGTCTCACTGCCGCCGCCTTGGTAGCGCTGGATGCGTGCCTGACGCTCCAGTTGGCGATGCAACAGGTCGATTTCCTTGAAGTCGCCGCCGGTCTTCGCGTCCTTCAGGATCAACTGGACGAGACGGGCTTCCAGCGCCCCACCAATCCGTTCTACGCTGTCGGCCCGGTCCCAGCTGTCGCGATCCTTCCAGCTGTGAAGGGTCTTCTCCTTCTCGTCCAGGAAGTCGGCGATATCGCAGACACGCCAGCCCATCCAGTACAGGAATTTGGCCTGGCGGCGATTGTCTCGGACGGGAATTTCGGCGGTCACATTCATGGCGCCGATGCTGCCGCCCGCGCGCGAGCCTCCCTAGCCCCGCTTCCTGTAGCTCCGTCGCTTACAGGACCGAGCCGTTGCCCGGCTAGCCCCACCTCCCGACCATGCCCTCAACGCCACGGCGACCGCCGCCACGCATTGAGGACAGCACATGTCGACCCCCGCCAAGAAATTCCGCTCCAACTGGTTCCGCGTTGCCGTCGAAGGCGCGACCTCGGACAAGCGCACCATCAAGCGCAGCTGGCTGGAGCAAGCCGCCAAGAACTTCGACCCGAAAACCTACGGCGCCCGCATCTGGCTGGAGCACTTCCGCAGCCTGCTTCCGGACAGCCCCTTCCGCGCCTACGGCGACGTCCTGGCGGTGAAGGCTGAAGAGGCCGAGGTCGACGGCCAGAAGAAGCTGGCCCTGTTCGTTCAGGTAGAGCCGACCCCCGACCTGGTCGCCATGAACAAGGCGAAGCAGAAAATCTACACCTCGATCGAGATCGACGATTCCTTCGCCGATACCGGCGAAGCCTACCTCGTCGGCCTGGCCGTCACCGACTCCCCGGCAAGCCTGGGCACTGACGTCCTCGCCTTCTCGGCTCAGAAGCCGGACGCCAGCCCCTTCAAGGATCGGCACTACTCCGAAACCTCGATGTTCTCTGAGTCCATCGAAGTGGACGGGCTCACCTTCGAGGAAGTGGAAGACCCGAAGACCGGCGTGGGCGCCAAGCTGCTCAGCAGCGTGAAGGCGTTGCTCAGTGGCAAACAGGCGCAGGCCGACGAGCAGTTCAGCCAGGTCGCCGAAGCGGTCCAGGCAGTGGCCGAGCATGTGAAGGACCTGCCGGAAAAGTTCGCCAGCCTGGAAGGCAAGCAGAGCGACCACGACGGCCAACTGACCAAGCTCAGCGCTGACCTGGACGAGCTGAAGCAAAAGCTCAGCCAGACCCCCGATACGACTCAGAGCAAGCGCCCCGTGGTAACCGGCGGCGAAAACAAGGTCGAGAAGACCGACTGCTGATTCACCACGACCGCCCTATCGCTACGGAGTAGCCTCATGCATAACGATACCCGCCGCCTGTTCAACGAATACCTCGGCGTGCTCGCCGCGCTGAACGGTGTAGACGACGTCACCACCAAGTTCTCTGTCGACCCGACCGTCGCCCAGACCTTGGAAACCCGCATCCAGGAATCGAGCGGCTTCCTGCAGCAGATCAACGTGCTCGGCGTTACCGAGCAGTCCGGTGAGAAAGTCGGCCTCGGCGTTTCCGGCCCGATCGCCAGCACCACCGACACTACTGCTCAGGACCGTCAAACCCGCGACGTGACCGTGCTCGACAACCTGGGCTATCTCTGCACCCAGACCAACTTCGACAGCCACATCACGTACAAGAAGCTGGATGCCTGGCGCAAGTTCAAGGACTTCCAGGCCCGCATTCGTGACGCGATCCTGCGCCGCCAGGCCCTGGACCGCATCATGATCGGCTGGAACGGCACCAGCCGTGCCGCCACCTCGAACATCGCCACCAACCCCCTGCTGCAGGATGTGAACATCGGCTGGCTGGAGAAGATGCGCCTCACCAACGCGGCGCGCGTGATGACCGAGGGTGATAAGGAAGCCGGCAAAATCCTCATCGGCGCCACGGGCGACTTCAAGAACATCGACGCCCTGGTTTACGCCATGGTCAACGAACTCATTGAGCCCTGGTATCAGGAAGACTCTGAGCTGGTCGTCGTGTGTGGTCGCGAACTGCTGGCCGACAAGTACTTCCCGCTGGTCAACAAGGACCAGGCGCCCAGCGAGCAGTTGGCAGCCGATGTGGTCATGAGCCAGAAGCGCATCGGCGGCCTGCCTGCCGCTCGCGTTCCGTTCTTCCCTGCCAAGGGCCTGATGATCACCCGCCTCGACAACCTGTCGATCTACTGGCAGGAAGAGAGCCGCCGCCGCCAGATCGTGGACAACGCCAAGCGCGACCGCATCGAGAACTACGAGTCGTCCAACGATTCCTACGTGATCGAGGACCTCGGCTGCGCCGCGATGGCCGAGAACATCACTCTCCAGGTCGCGTGAGGTAAACCGCCATGAACCTCTGCCGCCGCCATTACCAGCGCGTCACCGCCGCCCAAGCGGCGGCGGAGGTCGCTGGTCCAACCCAGACCATGGCAGGACTGACCGCCTACGAACTCCAGCTCGCCCAGCTCATCCATGACCGGGCCCGCCTGAAGGGCATTCAGTCCACCGAGGGCAAGATCGAGCTCAAGCGTCAGCTGCTCCCCGCCTATGCCCCCTACGTCGAGGGCGTGCTCTCGGCCGGGCAAGGCGCCCAGGACGAGGTGCTGGTCACCATCATGCTCTGGCGCATTGACGCCGGAGCGTTCACCGAAGGCCTGGATATCGCCGCCTACGTGTTCGCGCACGGCCTGGTGATGCCGGATCGATTCAACCGCACCGTCGGCTGCCTCGTTGCAGAGGAAGTGGCCGAGAGCGCCATCAAGGCCCTGAAGGCAGGTCAACCGTTCGACATCGCCGTGCTGCTGCGCACCGCCGAACTCACAGCCGAGCAGGACATGCCCGACGAGGTTAAGGCCAAGCTCTTTCTCGCCCTCGGCCGAGCCACCTTGCACGGGCTGTCCGTCGAGGTTCCGGGCAAGCCAGGTCAGGTCGAAGAAGGCGTCGCTCTCCTGACGCGCGCCATCGAGCTGCATGACAAGTGCGGCGGCAAGAAGGACCTCGAAGCTGCCGATCGGCTGCACAAGAAACTGGCCGACGCTGCTACGGCAGCTGCTCCGACTTCGACAGAGCCGCCGCCTTCCAGCGCCCCAACCGGGAACAAGCCCTCTGTGTCTCGGAAACCGTCCGGCAAGGGCACCCGAAAGACCCAACAGAATCTGCCCCGCAAGGGCTGACCGAGCGCCCCGCGCACCCAAGCCGGCTCGGGGCCGATCTGCCTGGTGACTCCTTCCAGCGCAGTGACGCCCCGACCACCGGCTACCCATTCAAGGCAGGACCATGAGCGCATTCGTAGCCAGCGGCGACGCAACCAATGGCGTCACCATCAACAGCGACGAGTTCTGGCCAGGCATCGACCTGGACACGCTCCGCGACGACATGCGCATCGGCTCCGATGTCAGCAACGCCAAGCTTGAAACCGCCGTAGTAGCAGCCCTTCTCAACGTCAATCGCCAGCTGGTCGAGTGGCAGGGCATGCAGCAGGACCAGGGCTACAGCACCCTCAGCCAGGTCCCCGCGAAGAAGGTAAACGGCGAATCGGCCCTGGTGCTGCACTACCAGCGCGCCGTGCGCTGCGCCACCGCAGCCGAGCTGCTCGAGCGCTACCGCGGCTACGACGCCACCAACAACGGCAACCAGAACGCCGAAGAGCGCGCCCCGACCATCGACGAATACCGGCGCGATCTCGCCTGGGCAGTCAGTGACCTGGTCAATCGGCCGCGCTCAACCGTGGAGCTGATCTGATGGAAAAGCCCGAATACATCGACTGGAACGAAATCTCGCGCCGCGGCCTGCTCGAGCGCATCAACCGCGAAATCATGCACCCGCTTGGTTTGGCCGTCTGCCGTGTAATCGAGACGGGGCAGTCCCCGGGCGCCCTGGTATCCCCGGATGGCCCGTTCTGCTACCCGGAAGATCAGCAGAAGCACGAGGCCGAGTGATGGCCGCCATCCTCCGCACGCAACAGCGCGACACCGTCGAAGCGCTCTGCTGGCGGTACTACGGCCGGACTGGGAACGTCACCGAGGCCGTCCTCGAGGCGAACCCGGGCTTGGCCGACTACGGCCCGATCCTCCCCCAGGGCATCGAAGTCACAATGCCCGACGCCCAGAACACCGCCCCGACACAGCAGGTAGTGAACCTGTGGGATTGACCAACAAGGGAAGTAGTAGACATGGCTGATCCAACCACCACTGCTGCTGGCGGTCTCCTGATGGGGCTGGGCCTTGGCGCCACCCTCCACGTCGACGGCTACGTGCTGTTCGGTGCCCTGCTCGGCGCCTGGATTACCACCAGCAGCCGCCACGACTTCAAAGTCTGGACGCGCATGTTTGCGCTGATCCTGCCCACCTGCGTCGGGTACCTCTCCGCCGGCCCGGCGCTCGCCCAGATTCCTTGGCTCACCACCCGCGAATTCGCCGCCCTGGTCTGCGCCGTGGTGGTCATCCCCCTGATCCTCAAGGCCGCAGCCTGGCTGGACAAACTCGACTTCGGCGAGATTCTGCGCCGCATTCGCGGAGGGAGCTGACATGTTCATGCTGATCATCCCGCTCATCACCGCCCTGGCCTACCTGGCCGGCGCAGCGCGCATCGCTTGCTTTCGCAGGGGGCCGGCACGCTATCGCCGCGGCATGTCGGTCGTCGCCAGCCTGCTGGGTGCGTCCATGGCCATCTGCGGCCTGGAAATCCTGTTCTACCGCCCGCCGGTCAGCCTGTGGCACGGCATCACCGCGTGCCTGCTGTGCGTCCTTATTTTCCGTTCCCGCGGCAACGTCGCCGCCCTGCTGAGGCCCTCCACATGACAACCCTTCGCCACGGCGATCGCGGGCAGGACGTCCGCACCCTGCAGAACCGTCTGAACGACCGCCTGAAGGTGGGCCTGGACGCCACCGGCCTATTCGACGACGCCACGGAAGCCGCAGTGCAAACTTTCCAGCGTGGCGCAGGCCTGGTCGACGACGGAATCGTCGGCCCCAAGACCCAGTCGGCGCTGACCGGCCAGGGCACCGCCCTGCTGCTGGGCGCCGGCAACCTGGTCGCAGCTGCAAAGCGCCTGGATGTGCCGCTGGCCAGCGTCTACGCGGTCAACGAGGTCGAGTCGGCCGGCGCCGGCTTCCTGCCCAACGGCAAGCCCAAGATTCTGTTCGAGCGGCACCAGATGTATCGCCAGCTCTGCACGTCACGGCATCCTGACGACGACGTCGCCGCGCTGAAGCGTCACGCCGACGAACTGGCCGCCCAGTACCCAAGCCTGATCAACCCCACCCCGGGCGGATACGCAGGCGGCGTCGCCGAACACCAGCGCCTGGCCCAGGCCCGGCTGATAGACGACACCGCCGCCCTGGAGTCAGCCAGTTGGGGCGCCTTCCAGATCATGGGCTACCACGCCACCCGCCTGGGCTACGAGAGCGTGCAGGCCTTCGCCGAAGCGATGGCCAGCGGCGAACCGGCTCAGCTCGACGCGTTCGTGCGCTTCATCGAGGCCGACCCCGCCCTGCTCAAGGCCCTGAAGGCCCGCAAGTGGGCCGACTTCGCCAAGATCTACAACGGCCCGGCCTACGCCAGAAACCTCTACGACGTGAAGCTGCAGCGCGCCTTCGAGCGCTACTCCGCCAGCCTGAAGGAGGTCGCATGAGCCCGCGCCCCGTAGCTCCACCCCCTGCCCCTCCAGCCCCGCCCGCTCGGCGAGCCACGGTCGTCATCAATGAGCAGCGCATCGACCTCGACCAGCTCCGCCGAATCGACCCGCAGGACGGCGACGTCCTGGTGCTTCCGGATGACTTCCCGCAGGGCGACTTCCACGCACTGGCCGAGGCGCTGCAGGTCGCCAAGCCGGGCATCAAGTGTCTGATCGTGCGTGGCGACGTCCGCCGCCTCGACGTCAGCGAAATGAACCGCCTGGGCTGGTACCGCGCATGAGCACGCTGCGCCAGGCGCTCTACGGCATAGCCCTGTTGGGCGCCCTGGCGCTGCTGCTGTGGGGCTATCACCAGCGCGGCTTGGCCGCCGACGCCACCTTGGCACTGGCCAACCAGCAGACGCATGACGCCGAGGCGCGGAACGAGCGCCTGTCCAACATCGTCACCGCCCTGCACGCCAACTTGCGAACCGAGCGTGAAGCGCAAACCAACCTGCGCACCACGCAAGACCAGCTCCGCCTGGGGCTGGCCACCCGGCAACGCCTGATCGAGGACCTGAAGCGTGAAAACGAGGAACTACGCGCATGGGCTGCTCAGCCTCTGCCTGACGATGCTCGCCGCCTGCGGCAGCGCCCGGCCATCATCGGAGCAGACGCTTATCGCGACTGGCTGTCCGGCCGTGGTGCAGTGCCAGCTGCCCGCGACGGCGCCGGCCAGTAACGGCGAGCTGCTCAACGACACCGACCGCGCCGAGTCCGCCTGGGCGGACTGCGCCGCCCAGGTCGACATGATCTACCGCCACCAGCAGGACCACCCACAGCATGTACAAGCCAGATAGCCTGCGAGCCGCGCTGCTTGCCTCGGTACCGCAACTGAAGCATGACCCCGAGCGCCTGCTGATCTTCATCGAGGAGGGCACCGTCCGATGCACTGCGGCGGCCTCCCTATCCTTCGAATACGGCTACACCCTGCAGGTCATCCTGACCGACTTCCCAGGGTCGCCTGATGCCGTGATGCTGCCCCTGCTGGGCTGGCTCCGCGAGCACCAGAGCGAGCTGCTGGCCAACCTTGAAAAGTCGGCTGAAGCGATCAAGTTCGAAGCCGAGATCATCGACAAGAACAAGGTCGACCTGGCCATCACGCTTCCGTTGACCGAGCGCGTGGTAGTCCAGCGCCTCGAGAACGGAACCTACAGCGTCACCCACGTTCCTGAACCGCAATACGAGCCCTACGAGTCCTATGGCACCATGCAGTTCATCGCCAACGGTGATCTGCTGGCCGAGTGGGTTCCTCCGTCCGCACCGGACGGGATGGCGCTTGCCACGCCGCACCCGCAACACCACCACGATGGCTGACGCACTCGACACGCTTGAGGATTGGGCGGGCCCGGTACTACGCGCCATGGAACCTGTTGCGCGGCGAAAGCTCGCCGCCGATCTGGCCCGCCGGCTCCGCCGTAGCCAGCAGAAGCGCATCGCCATGCAGAAGAACCCGGATGGCAGCGGGTACACAGCGCGAAAGCCCCGCGAGCTGCGCGGCAAGGCGGGCCACATCAAACGCCGCGCCGCCATGTTCACCAAGCTGCGCACCGCCCGCTACCTGAAGGCCAAGGGCGACTCGCAAGCCATCGTGCTCAGCTTCGCCGGCCGCATCTCCCGTATCGCCCGCGTCCACCAATACGGCCTCAAGGATCGCGCCGCACCAGGTGCGCCCGACGTGCGCTATCCCGAGCGCAAGCTGTTCGGCTTCACCGACGCAGACCTCGACCTGATCCGCGACGGCCTGCTCGAGCACATCCCCCTGTAAGCCGCTGCGCTACAGGACCGCGCGGCTGCGTCGCGCGCGCGTGAGCGCCATGCTCGGCGCCATGACTGACTATGCCGAACTCGCCCGCCTCATCGAGAACCTGATCCGCATCGGCACCATTGCCGAAGTCGACCTGATCAAGGCGCGCGTCCGCGTACAAACCGGCGACCTGCTTACCGGCTGGTTGCCATGGCCAGCTGCACGCGCCGGAGACGACCGCGAGTGGGACCCTCCTACGGTCAATGAGCAGGTAGTGTTGCTCAGCCCCTCCGGTCAGTTGGCCAATGGAGTCGCAATCCTCGGCGTGTTCAGCGATGCACACCCCGCCAACGGTGACCGCGCCAAGCTTCACCGCCGCACCTACTCAGACGGCGCCGTGATCGAGTACGACAGCCAGGCGCACCATCTACGCGCCCATCTTCCAGGCGGAGGGAGCACAGAGCTGATCAGCGACGGCGGCGTGCACATCGTCGGCGACATCACCCTTGATGGCGACCTCATCCAGACCGGCAACCAGCACGTAACCGGCAACGTCGAGGTCACCGTCGACGTCGTCACCGCTGGCATCAGCCTGGTGCACCACGTACACGGCGGCGTGCAGATCGGCGGCAGCAACACGGGAGCTCCGAAATGAACCGCATCACCGGCAGCAGCCTCGGCACGATCGAGCACATTCGGCAGAGCATCGCCGACGTGCTCATGACCCGCATCGGTACCCGCTGCATGCGCCGCGAATACGGCAGCCAGCTGCCTGACCTGGTCGACCAGCCCTTCAACGACGCCACGCGCCTGCGCGTCTACGCCGCCACGGTCATGGCGCTGATGCGCTGGGAGCCGCGCATTCGCATCAGCCGCGTGCAGTTCACCGGAGTGAGCCTGCAAGGCCGCGTGGTGCTGCTGCTCGAGGGAACCCTCGTCGACAGCAACGAACGGCAGAACATCAGCATTCCGCTCAGCCTGGGGGCCGCATGAGCACGACTTTTAGCGCCATTGATCTGAGCCAGCTGCCAGTTCCCCAAGTGGTCGACTCGATCGACTTCGAGACCATCCTCGCCGAGCGCAAGGCGTACCTGGTCAGCCTCTATCCGGCAGATCAGCAAGCAGAGATCGCCGCGCGACTGGAGCTGGAGTCGGAGCCCCTCACCAAGCTGCTCGAGGAAAACGCCTACCGCGAGGTCATCTGGCGGCAGCGGGTCAATGAGGCGTCGCTCGCCAACATGCTGGCCTATGCCTCGGGCAGCGACCTTGAGCAGCTCGCCGCCAACTACAACGTCAAGCGCCTGGTCGTAACGCCAGGCGACGCGACTGCCGTTCCACCAGTCGCCGAGGTCCTCGAGGACGACGACAGCTTGCGCGAACGCGCCCAGATGGCCTGGGAGGGGTTGAGCACTGCCGGGCCACGGAACAGCTACATCTTCCACGCTCGCGCCGCAGATGGCCGCGTCGCCGATGCATCGGCGGTCAGCCCGTCGCCCGCGGTGGTGGTGGTTACCGTCCAGGGCAACACCGTGGACGGCAGTGCGCCTGCTGACCTGGTCGCTGTGGTGAAAACCTACCTCAGTGACGACGACCGTAGGCCGGTCGCCGACCGCCTTACCGTACAGGCGGCGACCGTAGTCCCCTACAGCATCACCGCCACCTTGTACCTGCAGAGCGCCGGCCCTGAGTCCGAGCCGATCCTTGATGCAGCGGAAACCGCGTTGCTGGCCTACGTGCACCAACGCCGCCGGCTGGGCATGGAAGTGTCAGAGTCAGCCGTCCATGCTGCGCTGCACGTCGAGGGCGTGCGCAAGGTCGAGCTGGTCGGCTGGGCTGACATCGTCGCCACCGAGGCCCAGGCACCCTACTGCACCGCAGTTCACCTGTCCGTGGGTGACGACTGATGGGGGCCTTCTACCCGCTGCTGCCAGGCAACTCCACCCAACTGGAGCGCCTGGCCGCTCAGGCCCTCGCCGAGATTCAGCGCGTGCCGATCCCGCTGCGCAAGCTGGTCAACCCCGACACCTGCCCGGTGAAACTGCTGCCGTACCTGGCCTGGGCCTTCTCGGTCGACCGCTGGGATAGCACCTGGCCCGAGGCCGCGAAGCGCTCGGCGATCCGCTCCGCCTACTTCATCCACTCCCGCAAGGGCACCATCGGCGCCCTTCGCCGCGTGGTGGAACCGCTCGGCTACCTGATCGAGGTCCGCGAGTGGTGGCAGCTCACCCCCCAGGGCGTCCCAGGCACCTTCGCCCTGGTCGTCGGCGTTCTTGAGGCGGGCATCACCGACGAGATGTACGCCGAGCTCACCTGGCTGATCGACGATGCCAAGCCGCTCACCCGCCATCTGATCGGGCTCGACATCAGCCTCGAAGTGCAAGGGCGAGTGCCAGTCACCGCCGGCCACTACGACGGCGACACCCTGACCGTCTACCCCTACCTCCCCGACACGATCGAGGTCACCGGCACGCTTGGCATGCCGGGCCGCGAACACACCATCGACACTGTGAGCGTCTACCCATGGCAGTGACCTATTACGCACTTCTCACCAACGTCGGCGCGGCCAAGCTGGCCAACGCTGCCGCCCTCGGCACTACCCTACAGATTACCCAGATGGCCGTGGGCGACGGCGCCGGCAACGTCCCGGTCCCCGATGCCAACCGCACCGCCCTGGTCAATGAAGTGCGCCGCGCGCCGTTGAATCAACTCAAGATCGACCCGAGCAACGCCTCACAGGTCATCGCCGAACAGGTCATCCCGGAGACGGTGGGAGGCTGGTGGATTCGGGAAATCGGCCTGCTGGACAACACCGGGGCGCTGATCGCCATCGCCAACTGCGCGCCGTCCTACAAGCCGCAGCTCGCCGAGGGCAGCGGACGCACCCAGACCGTGCGCATGGTGCTCATCGTCAACAACACCGGGGCTGTCGAGCTGAAGATCGACCCCAGTGTCGTGCTGGCCACGCGCGAGTACGTCGACACCGCCATTGTGACTGCGATCAACCGCCAGGACGCGAAGGCGTCCGTGCGGGCGGCCACCACCGCGAGCATCGCGCTCAACGGCCTGCCCACTGTGGATGGCGTGGTGCTGGTAGCGGGTGATCGGGTGCTGGTGAAGAACCAGGCGACCGGAAGTCAGAACGGCATCTATGTCGCCGCGGCGGGAGCCTGGGCGCGCAGCGCGGACGCTGACGAAAACGCCGAAGTAACGCCCTCTCTCACTGTCTCGGTGGAAAGCGGCGCCATCCAGGCCGACACAGTCTGGCAGCTCATCACCGATGCCCCCATCGTGGTGGGTACAACCGCCCTGGTATTCCAGGACATTACCAACGGCCTCGCCCGACTCGCCTCGCCTGCCCTCACCGGCACACCGACTGCTCCAACCGCTGCACCTGGGACCAACACCCAGCAACTAGCTACCGCCGCCTTCGTCGCGGCTGCCGTTGCACCTCTGGCGCCAACGGCCTCGCCGCTGTTCACCGGAGATCCCAAAGCGCCGACGCCGGCCCAGTTTGACAACGACACCTCGCTCGCCACGACGGCCTTTGTGCAGCGTGCGCTGGGCTCGTTCGCTGGCTATGGGAGCGTCGTAGCGTCTCGAAACATGGTGCTCGATGACATCGGCAAGGCGCTGTTCGTTGCGGCCGGGAGCTTTAACTACACCATGCCAACGCCGGCCAGCCTGGGTCTAATTGCCGGTGCAGCTGTCACGATCTTCACGACACTTTCGACACTCACGATCCTCCCGGGTGCAGGTGCCCAGCTGAACCATATTTCCACAGGCGGAGTGGCATCGATTGCGGTCCTGGCAGGACAAAGCATCACCATGGTGGCGGTGACCGACACCACCTGGCAGAGCGTGCAGTCAACCTGCGGACTCGGGAAGAACGCTGATTTCGGCGCGAGTCTGGCAGCCAATGGTTACCAGAAGCTACCCGGTGGTTTGATCATGCAATGGGGCATGGTGCCTTGCCCGGCCAACTACACCGCCGGCACCGCCGTGGCCTTCACCCTGCCAATTGCATTCCCCAACCAGGTGCTTTGGGTGACTGCTTCGAACACCGGCACCAACCTCTTCACGACGCCCACGCAAGTAGCAGCAGGCCTGACTACCGGTCAGATCGTTTGGGGAACCAGCATGGCGACCGCCGCAAGCTTACAAGCGTCCTATATCGCCTTTGGGAGATAACCAATGAGCATCTTCTTCAGCCCCTCTCGCTGCGGCTTTTTTGACTCCGCCATTCATTACGGCGAAATTCCTGACGACGCGGTAGAGATTTCCTACACCCGCCACGCCGAGCTGTTGGAGGGCCAAAGCCTCGGGAAGCGCATTGTAGAAGGCGCCGATGGCGCGCCCGAACTTGTCGACATCATCCCGGATAGCTCGCCTGCAACAATCGCTCGGTTGATTGCAGATCGTCGCTTCGAGGCAGAAACCGCCGGTATCGTCGTCAACGGCATGCCGTTAGACACCGGCCGCGACAGCCAGGCCCTGGTCACCGGCGCCGCGCTGGCGGCTGTGATCGACTCGGCGTACAGCTGCCAATGGAAAACGGTTGAGGGCTTCATCGACCTGGACGCGCAGCAGATCATCGCTATCGCCAGCGCCATGCGCGCCCATGTGCAGGCCTGTTTCGACCGCGAAGCCGCACTGCTCGATGCGCTGGCGGCAGGCACCTACACCGACGACCAGCTCGACCAGGGCTGGCCGGCATGAGCCGCTTCCTGACAGCCCTGCAGGTTGAACTGCAGGGCGACCGCAAGACCTGGAAGCTGCTGAGCGAGTTCGTCTACGAGGACGCTGAGCACGGGCGCATTGCCGTCGCCCGAGGCTTCGAAACGGACTTCGCCAGCGTGCCGCGCCTGCCGGTCGTCTTCGACCTGGTCGGCGCCTATGGCCACGCCGCTGCCACCTTGCACGACTGGCTCTACTCCAGCGGCCTGGTGCCGCGTAAGAGCGCTGACCGGATATTCCGCGAGGCACTGCGTGCGACCGGCATAGCCCGGTGGCGGGCCTGGCTCATGTGGGCCGGCGTTCGCCTCGGCGGCTCATCGCACTACCGCGACCCCGATTCCTTCTGACGTCGCCCTGTAGCGCCTGCCGCTACAGGGTGACCCGCTCGCCCCGGCCGCGCGCGCGCGGCAGCCTGTGCACTGTCATCCACCCGTACAGGCACAGGCCCATGCCCGACCAATATCATCACGGTGTGCGCGTCGTTGAGAAGAACGACGGCATCCGCCCGATCCGCACCGTCAGCACTGCCGTCATCGGCCTGGTAGCCGTCGCTGAAGACGCCGACGCCGACTTCTTCCCGCTCGACGAAGCCGTACTGATCACCAACGTCCAAGCCGCTGTCGGCAAAGCCGGCACCAACGGCACCTTGGCGGCGACTCTGCAGGCGATCGCCGACCAGACCAATGCCTTCACCATCGTCGTGCGCGTCGCGAAAGGCGAGGACGATGCCGCCACCACCAGCAACCTAGTGGGCACCACCACTGCCGATGGCAAGTACACCGGCATGAAGGCCCTGCAGAGTTCCAAGCAGAAGTTCGGCTTCAGCCCGCGCATTCTCGGTGTGCCTGGCCTGGATAGCCTGCCGGTGGCCACTGCCCTGGTCGCGCTGGCCCAGAAGCTCCGTGCATTCGCCTACGTCTCCGCCTATGGCGCCAAGACCAAGGAAGAAGCCACCACCTACCGCGAGGGTTTCGGCGCCAGGGAAGTGATGGTCATCTGGCCGGAGTTCCAGCGCTGGGACACCACCACCAACACGACCGTCACCGCGCCTGCCGTCGCCCTGGCCCTGGGCCTGCGCGCGAAGATCGACCAGGAAGTCGGCTGGCACAAAACCCTGTCCAACGTCGCCGTCAACGGCGTGACCGGCATCAGCGCCGACGTCTACTGGGACCTGCAAAGCACCGCCACCGACAGCGACTACCTCAATGAGGCCGACGTCACCACGCTGATCAACGAAAGCGGTTACCGCTTCTGGGGTTCGCGCACCTGCTCGGAAGACCCGCTCTTCGCCTTCGAGAACTACACCCGCACCGCCCAGGTGCTGGCGGACACCATGGCCGATGGGCACTTCTGGGCTGTCGACAAGCCCATGCACCCGACCCTGGTGCGCGACATCATCGAAGGGCTGAAAGCCAAAGGACGCGAAATGGTCGCCAATGGCTACCTCATGGGCTTCGACGCCTGGTACGACGAGAGCCTCAACGATGCCACCACGCTCAATGCCGGCAAGCTGAAGGTCAGCTACGAATACACGCCGGTACCGCCGCTGGAAGACCTGGAGTTCCAGCAGAAAATCACCGACACGTATCTGGTCGACTTCGCCAGCCGTATCAACGCCTGATCCCGCGCCCTCCCCTGCGCGGGAGGGTTTGCGCTGAACCTCGGAGAGCCCAGCCATGGCCATGCCGCGCAAACTCAAGAATATGAACCTCTTCAACGACGCCAACAGCTACCTCGGCGTGTCGAAAGCGGTCACCCTGCCCAAGCTGGCCCGCAAGATGGAGTCGTACCGCGGCGGCGGTATGAACGGCCCGGTGGAAGCTGACCTCGGCTTCAGCGACGACGGCATCATCGTCGAGTTCACCCAGGGCGGCCTGGACGTGATCGGCATCAAGCAATTCGCCGCTGCCAGCGCGACTGCCGTGCCTCTGCGCTGGGCCGGTGCCTACCAGCAGGACGATACCGGCGAAGTCACCGCGGTGGAGGTCGTTGCCCGCGGCCGAGTGAAGGAAATCGACATGGGCGATGCCAAGCCCGGCGAGGACACCGAGCACAAGTTCACGATCACCTGCAGCTACTACAAGCTCATCGTCGGCGGCGAGGAAATCGTCGAGATCGACCTGCTCAACTTCATCGAAAAGGTCGACGGCAAGGACATGCTCGCCGAGCAACGCAAAGCCATCGGCATCTGACCTTCGCACCACCTTTGCGGCCGAGTAGGTGCCAGGGATGGCGCCGCCGGCCGCACCTTTTTCAAACCAAGGAGCCCTCATGAACGATCTCGACACTCAAGCCGCCGCCCAGCTCGAAGCCCCGCTGGAAGAAACCATTCCAGACAACGTCGTGGTGCTCGACACCCCAATCAAACGCGGCACCGCGGAAATTGACCGCCTCACCCTGCGCAAGCCGCAGTCGGGCGAGCTGCGCGGGCTGCAAATGGCCACCCTGCTGCAAATGGACGTGCAGAGTCTCATCAAGCTGCTGCCGCGCATCAGCAGTCCCGCCGTCACCGAGGCAGAAGTCACTGCAATGGAGCCGGCCGACCTGCTCGCCTGCGGCGCCAAGGTGAGCGATTTTTTGCTGCAGAAGCGGGTGCGAGCGGCCTACCTGCTCGGGTAGAGGACGCCATGGCTGACCTGGCCGTGGTCTTTCACTGGGCGCCGGCCGACATGGACCGGCTGTCCATCTCGGAACTGATGGAATGGCGTGAGCGCGCCCGGGTAAGGAGCTCCACCGATGGCGAATGACCTGCAGTTGCGCGTGCTGCTCAACGTGATCGACAAGGCCCTCGGGCCATTGAAGCGGATCACCCAGGGCAGTGGCGCCACGGCCAAGTCGCTAAAGGCCGCCCGTGAGCGGATCAAGGAGCTCAACGCCACCCAAGCCGACACCAGCGCCTGGCGAACCCAGCGAGCTGCACTCGAGCAGACCAGCCGCGCCATGGATGCCAACCAGGCGAAGATCGCCAGTCTCGCCCGCTCCATGAATGCGGCGGGCCCTCCCACCAGGGCGATGACGCGCGAGTATCAGCGCGCGATCCGCGAATCCCAGCGCCTGAAGCAGCAGCACGACAGCCAGAGCCAGGCCGTGCAGGCGCTACGCGGGCGCCTGGCCGCCGCCGGCATCGACACCCGCAAATTCCAGGAAGGTGAGCGCGCACTGAGCAAGCAGATCGCCGCCACCAACGCCACGATCAGCGAGCAGGGACGCAGGCTGCAGGAGGTCAATCGACGCCAGCAGGCCATGGCCAAGGCGCGTGGCGACCTCGATCGCGCTCAGCGCTTGGCCGGAGGCATGGCTGCCGGCGGTGCCGCTGCTCTGGGCGTGGGCTACGCCGCCAGCCGCCCGCTGAACGCCGCGGTTCAGGCATTCGCCCCCAACGAAGACGCTGCTACCCAGCTCAAGGCGTCGATGATGCAGGCAGACGGGAGCGTGCCGGCTGAGTTCCAGAAGATCACTGACCTCGCAACCCAGCTCGGCGACAAGCTCCCGGGCACCACCGCCGACTTCCAGAACATGATGACCATGCTGCGCCGCCAGGGCCTGAGCGCGCAGTCGATCCTGGGCGGTACCGGCGAGGCTGCCGCCTACCTGGGCGTTCAGTTGCAGATGCCGGTGGAAGCCGCCGCCGAGTTCGCGGCAAAGATGCAGGACGCTACCCGCACGTCCGAGAAGGACATGATGAAGCTGATGGACAGCATCCAGCGGGCCTACTACCTCGGGGTAGACCCCACCAACATGCTGCAGGGCTTCAGCAAGATTTCCCCGGCCATGGACATTCTCAGGAAACAAGGCCTGGAGGCCACTGAGGCCTTCACCCCGCTGCTGGTCATGATGGACCAGGCCGGCCTGGAGGGCAGCGCCGCGGGCAACGCCTTCCGCAAAATCTTCCAAGGCTCGCTGAACGTCGACAAGATCAAAGACGTCAACGAAATGTTCCAGATGCGCGGCTCGAAAATCCGCTTTGACTTCAGCGACGGCAAGGGCGAGTTCGGCGGCATGGAAAAGCTGTTCGCCCAACTGGACCAGCTTAAGACGCTGAGCACCGAAGACCGTCTCATGGTCACCAAAGACCTGTTCGGCGACGACAGCGAGACGCTCACCACCCTCAACACCCTCATGAACAAGGGGCTGGCCGGCTACCGCGAGGTCGCGGACAAGGTCAAGGCTCAGGCCGACCTGCGCACCCGCGTCGACTCCCAACTCAAGACGCTGGCCAACACCTGGGAGGCCGCCCAGGGCAGCTGGACCAACGCTATGGCGGAGTTCGGCGCTGCCGTCGCCCCTGAGCTGAAGGAGCTGATCAACTGGGTCGGCGACCTCGCCAACAAGATCGGCACCTGGGCGCGAGAGAACCCGCGCCTGGCCGGCGGCCTGTTGAAGATCGTCGCGGTGATTTCCGGGCTCGCCTTCGCTGGTGGCGCACTGGCGGTTACGCTCGGCGGCCTCGTCGGGCCCCTGGCGGTGATCCGCTACGGCATGGCCATCCTTGGCGTTGCAACCAATGCCGCGCTCTGGCCCATCCTGGCGGTGATTGCTGCGGTAGTTGCCCTGGCCGCTGCGGCCTACCTGATCTACGCCAACTGGGACAAAGTGAAGGCTTACTTCAGCGGTCTCTGGCAGGAGTTTCAGACCGATGCCAATAGCGGTATTGGAGGTATTGCCCGCCTCATCCTCAACTTCAGCCCGCTGGGCTTGTTCTACCGCGCTTTCGCGGGAGTGATGGGGTATTTCGGGATCGAACTGCCGGGCCGGTTCAGTGAGTTCGGTAGCATGATCCTCGACGGACTCATCAACGGCATCAGCTCGAAGATCAGCGAAGTCAGGACCTACGCTCTGACCCTGTGGCAGGAACTCCAAACGGATGCCAATAACGGGGTCGGCGGGATGGCCAGAGCTATTCTGAACTTCACCCCGCTGGGCCTGTTTTACCGAGCCTTCGCGGGTGTGATGAGCTACTTCGGCGTGGAGCTGCCCGGCAAGTTCACCGAGTTCGGCAGCATGATCCTCGACGGCCTCATCAACGGCATCACCTCGAAGCTCGGCGCCCTCAAGGACGCGATCGGCAACATGGGCGACTCCACCATCGCCTGGTTCAAGGAGAAGCTGGACATCCACTCGCCAAGCCGCGTCTTCGCGGAGCTGGGGGGCTTCACCACCGCCGGCCTCGCCCTTGGCATCACCAAGGGCCAGAGCGAGCCCTTGAGCGCTATCAACGAGATGGGCAAGCGACTCGCCGCGGCCGGCGCCCTGGTACTGGGCGGCGCTGGATCGGCCGTGGCCATCGACGAGCGCCCACCGATCAGCGCAGCTTCGACGGCGCCAACGATCATGGGCGACACCTACCAGATCACCATCCAGGCTGGCCCAAGCACCGATATAGCCGGATTGCGCCGCATGCTCGAGCAGATGCTCGATGAGCGTGAACGCAACAAGGCCGCGCGCGTGCGCTCCCGCCTGGGTGACCGGGAGTAACCGACCATGATGATGTCCCTGGGCATGTTCGTCTTCAGCCTGCACACCCTCGCCTATCAGGAACTCCAGCAGGACACCGAGTGGCGCCACCCTTCCACAAACCGCGTCGGAGCAGGTCCTGCGCACCAGTTCGTCGGTCGCGGCGAGGACACCATCAAGCTGCCCGGCATCCTGCTGCCGGAACTGGCCGGAAGCATGCTCAGCCTCGACGCCCTGCGACAGATGGCGGATACCGGCAAGGCCTGGCCCCTGGTAGAGGGCAACGGGCGAATTCGGGGCCTGTGGGTGATCGAGAAGATCACCGAGACCAGGGCCCTGTTCTTCCCCGATGGCGCCCCGCGGCGCATTGAATTTAGCCTCGAGCTCAAGCGCATCGACGACGGCCGCGTCGACCTGCTCGGCGCCCTTACCGGCAGCGCCGGCAGCATCCTGCGGGCGGTCCTGTGAGCCTGGCCGACAGCGCCATTGGCTACGTCCGCAGTGTCGCCGACGACTACTTGCGCGAAGCCAACTACCCCGTGCCGATCTTCCGCCTCAGCGTCGACGGCGCCGATATCGCTCAATTGATTAGCCCCCGGCTCATCACCCTGGAGCTGACCGACAACCGCGGCATCGAGGCCGACCAGCTGAGCATCAGCCTCAGCGACCATGACGGCCTGCTATCCATCCCCCCGAAAGGCGCCGTGCTGCGCCTGTGGCTCGGCTGGAGTGACACAGGCCTGGTGGATAAAGGCACCTACACCGTCGACGAGCTCGAGCACAGCGGCGCACCGGACCTGCTCGGCATCCGCGCGCGCAGCGCGGACCTGCGCAAGGCGTTGAAGGTGAAGCGCGAGCGCAGCTGGAGCGACACCACCCTCGGCCAGGTACTGACCGACGTCGCGCAACGCAACCAGCTCGACCTGCGCATCACCGACGACCTGAAGCAACTGGTTATTCCCCAGCTGGACCAGGCCAACGAATCCGACGCCAACCTGTTGACCCGCCTGGGCGAAGATTTCGACGCCGTGGCCACCGTCAAGGCCGGCTGCCTGGTGTGCATGCCGGCGGGCGGCGGCAAGAGTGTCAGCGGGCTGGCCCTGCCGCACATCACCCTGGTGCGCGCAGATGGGGATGGCCACCGCTACCTGCTGGCCGATCGCGACAGCTACGACGGCGTGCGCGCCTACTACTACGACGTCAACAGCGCCAAGAAGCAGGAAGCCATCACCGGCAGCGGCGACAACCTGAAGAACCTGCGGCACACCTACAGCGATCGGCAGAGCGCCCTGCGCGCGACGCGCTCGGAATGGCGACGGATTCAACGCGGCAGCGCCACGCTCAGCTACAGCCTGGCGCGAGGCCGCGCCGACCTGATCCCGGAACTCACCTACAGCCTGCAGGGCGTGAAACCCGAGATCGACGCCATCGTCTGGTACGGCGGCAATATCCAGCACCGCCTGAGCGCCGATGAGGGATTCGTCACCAGCCTCGAGCTGGAGAGCAAGCTACCCGAGGACCTGGTCGAAGACCTGGCCACCGACGAGCGCGGCGACTACACCGGCATCGTCGCGTTCTACCGCGACAGCAAGACCGGTACCGAGAAGAAAGTCACCGAGGGCGACCAGACCCGGCCGCGCCGCCTGCGGCACCTGTACGTGAACCAGAAGAATGCGCAGCGCGCTGCAGCGCGTGAGTGGAAGCGGTTGCAGGCTGAGTCTGCATCCTGAAGCGAAAAGCCCCCGGTGAAACACCGGGGGCCCGCTCAGTTTTCCAGTTCCGTGAGCGCCACCAGGCCATCCATCAACCTGAATACCGCCGCCTGATCGACCGGCTTCAAGCGCCGGAAGCCGCGCAACAGCGACAGCTCAAGGGCATTCAGTCGATCGGTCTGCGGGGGCTTCTGAGTGACAGCGGGGGCCGGCAGTTTGCGTTGCTCCATGGTTCGTACTCCCTCACATCCTCGGGCGCCCGCCGGCACCTTGCCGACGTCCTACCGCCCGGGGGGAGCGACCCATTCTCAGCATGCTGCGGCGTGCCACCAGCCAGGCGGCACGTCCAATCGTCTAGCTATCCGATTAGCGGAAGGTGAGCAGGCAGTAGTCGCCCGTGCAGCTTCCGCGCAGCTCCAGGTTGCTCAGCAAGCTCTTACCCCGGAAGACCTCGCCGCCAACGGCCTGGGCGACCTCATGACCGTCGCCACCGCTCAGCGCCGCCACGGCCTTGGTTGCCAGCTCGCGGTTCTGCTTCACCTGCTCAGCCACATCGGCGGCGTCGGTGTTGACCCACGCCACATTCAGGCGATCGCAGCGGAACTCGACCGTGACGCCGACGACCTTGTTCAGGAACTTGTAGCGGGTGAGGTTACAGCCGTCGTCCTTCTCGACCTTCTTCTCGACAGGCTTGCCTAGGGTCTTGAGCAGATCGGCCTCGTTGACCTGGCTGACGTCGGCACTGGCCGACAGGGCGAGCATTGCGGCGGGGACTGCGAACAGAGTGCGGATGATGGTGCGCATGGTTCCTCCCTGGAACAGATAAGCGAAGGTCAGTCCGTGCCGGGGAAACCACCCGCCAACGCCATGGCGTGAGCCATACGCTCGAAGCTTGGGCGGTCTATCTCGGGAATCTGGCGGAAGTACGAGAGCAGGCGCTGCTCACTTTCTGAAATGGCGAGGCCGTCGTTCCCAGCGCGGATCGCGGTCAGGACATACCCACAGTCCACTCCCGCAACTTCCAGCGCTTTCAGGTAGCGCACATCCGGCGAACTGGACTCCAGTTCATAGGCCTTTTGTGTTCCCCGACTCACCCCGCCCAGGGCGCCGAAGTCAGTCTGATTCAGCGAAAGACGCTCGCGCTCTTCCCGCAGGCGAACGCCCACCCCGTCAGCAATGACCATTTTTTTGCTCAATCCAGTTGACTTGAACAGTTTTCTGCTCAAGAATTCCGACACGTAAACACGAACAAACACAGACGAACACACTATGCCCGCCCTCCTTACACCCGAGCAAGCACGCCAGAACCTAGACCGTGAAGGTGTCAGCATCGCTGAGTTCTGTCGGTTGCATTCGTTGAACAAAAATTTGGTCAGCGACCTTTTGAATGGACGCAAGAAAGGCCGACGGGGCCAAGCACACCGCGCTGCGGTCCTGCTCGGCATCAAAGACGGCGTGATTTCACAGTAGTGGCAGCGGCCCCGGGGGAAAACCAGAAGATGAAACGCAACTTCCTAGACAGCCGCCGCAAGGTCGTCCAAGCCATCATCGGGGCCTTTCCTGGTGGTCGCGAGTGTGCCGCTGCCCGCCTGGGCATGGACCTCAAGAAGTTCGACAACCACGCCTACGAGTCCGCCGGCAGCCGCCCGCTCACCGACGAGCAACTGCTCGTGCTCGAGCAGGACGCCGGCACCCACTACCTGCCGGACTACATCGCCCACCTGTACGGCGGCATGTTCGTCGCCCTGCCGGACCCTGAGACGGTCGACAACGTCGATCTGTACAGCCGTTCCGTGCGCGCCTCGGTGAAGCGTGGCGCGGTTGACCTCATCATCGAGAAGGCCCTCGAAGACGGCGTGATCGAGGACGACGAGGCGAGGCTAATTCTCAAAGCCCACGCCGACTACCTGGCGGAGCGTCACGGCGAGGTGCTGGCCGTGATCACCGTGCACAGCGACGGGAGCAAGGCATGAGCGTCTACAAGCTGGTGTGCCCCGCCTGTGGCGGCAAGCTGCGTATCCGCAACAGCGAGGGCGAGAGCCCCATCTGCCGGAGTATCTGGGGTCAGTGCATGAATGTCGCCTGTGGCGCGACCTTCGCCGGCTCGCAGTCCTGGGACTACGAACTCAGCCCGTCCGGGCTGGACAAGCCACGGGTGCAGTTGCCTGTTGCCCCTTCGGTTACACGGATGAAGGCCCTGCGCGAAGCCCGCGCCAAGTCCGATCAGTTGGACCTGCTCGACACCCTGCCCATGGAGGCCACGGCATGAACCCGCAGCCGATCAATGCTGATGATTACCGCACCTTCATGCAGTCCGCCGCGTTCGCCTACCTGGAGCGGCACCGTGCCCAGTATCTGACGGGTGACGACCAGCTCTTCACCGCGTGCGTGCAGCACCTGGTCAACGCGCTGGACGTCCCGGTGTTCCTCTCCCAGCAGCTCTGCCAGCTCGCCTGGAACGACCACTTCAGCGCGCCGTGCTTCGACATGGTCGACCGAGACATGGGGCTTGGAGGCGTTGCGACGCGCCTGAGCACCCTGCGCCGAATCATCGAACGCCCCGAACACCCCTGACCTACCCACTCCCAGTCCACGCCTTGCGTGGGTTTGGGCAAGTTACGCCCTGATTTCGAGGTATCCGCCATGAATGGCGACATTTCCATCACCGTCACGGTCGATCAGCAGCAGGCGCAGAGCTACCTGACCTGGCTGGTTCGCCAGTACGAACTGGCCATGGCTGAGTTCTGGTTCGACGATCGCTACCGCTTCACCCCGCAGGGCTTCCGGGCAAAGCGCATCTTCGAGGACCACCCGCACATCGTCGGCCTGGTGCGCAGCGTGCGCGAGCTGCGCAGCCAACTCAAAGGGCTGCCGGCATGAAGGACATGGATAACGTGCTGCGGCAGGAAGTCCTCGGCAAGCTCGAGCAGCAGTTCGGGCTGAAGCCCATGAAGGGCACCAAGTACATGCGCAAGGGCGAGTGCCCGGCCTGCCTGAAGAAGGAGCTGTTCACCCTCTCGGATAACCCCTGGTTCATCCGCTGCGGACGCGAGAGCAAGTGCGGCGAGAGCTGGCACATCAAGGAGATTTTCCCCGAACTGTTCGACGACTGGAGCAAGCGCGCGCCGTCGACCGACAAGGAGCCGGAGGCCTCAGCGAAGGCCTACCTCACCCACGCCCGCGGCTTCGACCTGAAGCTCATCGAGGGCTGGTACACCCAGGAACGCTACTGGGACCGCGACCTCAACATTGGTAGTGCCACGGTGCGCTTTGCGCTGGCCAAGGGCGGCTACTGGGAGCGTCTGATCGACCAGCCCCACCGCTTCGGAAAGAAGAAGGCTCGCTTCAAGACCGGCGAGAGCCCACGCGGCGTGTGGTGGTGCCCGCCCTGCATTGACCTGCTCGAGGTGAAAGAGCTGTGGATCGTCGAGGGCATCTTCGACGCGATCGCGCTGTTGCATCACGGCCTGGCGGTCGTGTCCGCCATGAGCTCCAACGCCTTCCCCGAGCAGTCGCTGCGGGAGCTGGCGGCCATGCGCGGCGGCAAGCTGCCCAAGCTCATCTGGGCCCTGGATAACGAGCCCGGGGCGCACTACTACACCCGTCGCCATGTGAAGGAAGCCCGCGCCCTGGGCTACGTGTGCGAAGCCGCGCAGATCACCCAGCGCGGCAACCGCAAGATCGACTGGAACGACCTTCACCAGCGCTGGATGTTCATCGACGACACCGCCGAGCGTGCGAAGCAGATCGAGAAGGACCTCAAGTCGGCCCGCCATGAGGGCGCCCTGTTAATCGCAGACAGCGCCGCGGACAAGGCGCTGCTGATGTACGACTGGAGCAAGCGCGGCGAATTCCATTTCCGGTTCGGCAACCGCCTGTACTGGTTCAAGCTCGACATTGAGAAGTTCAACCGCGCTATGCAGCTCCTCGAGGGCAGCGAGAACCACGACGACCAGCTGCTCAACCAGAAGCAGATGCGCGACAAGGCCTTGCAGGAGGCCGGCGGCGTGGTGGAAATCGCCAACTGCTACCCCCAGGCCCTGTACTTCCAGCGCAACGAGGTCACCGACGAGAGCTGGTACTACTTCCGCGTCGACCGCCCCGATGACGAGCCGGTGAAGAACACCTTCACCAGCGCCCAGGTGGCCGCTGCCAGCGAGTTCAAGAAGCGTCTGCTGGGCGTTGCCGCAGGTGCGATCTACACCGGCAGCGGCAACCAGCTGGACCAGATCATGAAGCTCCAGCTGACCGGCCTGAAGACCGTAGCCACCATCGACTACCTGGGCTACAGCCGCGAATACCAGTGTTACGTCCTGGGCGATGTGGCAGTGCGCGGCGGCGTTCTGGAAAAGGCCAACGCCGAGGACTACTTCGAGTTCCAGAAGCTGCGCCTGAAGACCCTGCAGCGCTCCATCAAGCTACAGATCGGCACCGACGATAAGGAATACAAAGGCCAGTGGCTCGACTGGCTGTGGATTTGCTTTGGCAGCAAGGGCCTCATCGCCCTGGCGTTCTGGTTCGGTTCGCTGTTCGCCGAGCAGATTCGCGCGGAGTTCCAGTCGTACCCCTTCCTGGAAGCCACAGGCGAGGCCGGCGCCGGCAAGTCAACGCTGATCACGTTCCTCTGGAAGCTGCTGGGCCGCGCCGACGAGGAAGGCCAGGACCCGTCGAAGATGACCAAGGCTGGCCTGCGCCGCTGGCTGACCCAGCTCTCGAACATGCCCATGGTGCTGCTCGAGGCCGACCGCAGCGACAACAGCCGCTCCGGCGCTGCCGCCAAGGCCTTCGACTGGGATGAGTTCAAGCCGCTGTTCAACGGCCGCTCCCTGGGTGTAACGGGCCAGAAGACAGCCGGCAACGAAACCTACGAGCCGCCCTTCCGTGGCTCCCTGGTGATGAGCCAGAACGCCACCGTGGTGGCGTCCGAGGCGATCATGACCCGCATCGTGAAGCTGCATTTCACCCGTCCGGACATTACCCGCGAGAGCCAGGCCGCGGCCGACAACCTCAACCACCTGGGCGTGATGGACGTGAGCCACTTCCTGCTCAAGGCAATCCGCGCTGAAGGCAAGGTGTTGGAGTGCTTCCGCGAGCGGATCAAGGTGCACATGGCCACCCTGCGCGGCCTCAAGCAAATCCGCATCGAGCGCCTGATCCTCAACCACGCCATGTTGATGGCCCTGGTCGACGCCCTGCGCCTGGTGGTGCCGCTCACCGACCACCAGCACACCAGCGCTCAGCAGGCCCTGCTCACCATGGCCCTGGAGCGGCAAGCCGCTGTCAACGCCGACGCACCGGAAGTGGCGGAGTTCTGGGAAGTCTTCGAGTACCTGGAGAACACCCATGAAGGCCCGGTGCTGAACCACAGCAAGAAGCCGGAAACCATCGCCATCAACCTCAACGAGTTCGTGAAGCTCGCCGCCGAGCACCGCCAGAAGGTCGCCGACGCCACGACCTTGCGCGACCTGCTGAAGGAATCCCGCCGGCACAAGTTCATCGACTACAAGGCCGTCGACAGCGCCGTGCGCGCTGCGCAGTCCAGCAACAACAGCATGTTCTCGAAGCCCAGCACGGTGAAGTGCTGGGTATTCGAAGCCTGACCAGGGCGCGGCAACGCCCTGTCATCAACCCGAAGGAGAAGCACCATGCAAAAGCAAACCCCGAAATGGCTCGACCTGTTCATCACCGCTTTCGGTCCATCTGGACTGGTCGCGCTCGCATGGTGGGCAGGCGCCTTCCATGCACAGCGTATTCGTGAGTGGCAGACCAGCTATCCCATCCTAGAGATCACCGGCATGGCTGCCGTGGGCAAGTCCACCCTGGTGAACAATCTGTGGAAGCTGGCCGGTTCCACCGACTCAGAAACCAAGACCCTCAGTACCTGCAGTATGGGGGCGTTGCTGGCCATCCTGGCCCGCACAGTGAATCGCCCTGTGGTGCTCGAGGAAATCGGCTATGGCGAAGTCGGATACGACTGGAACGCCCTGAGCCAGTGCTACACAGGCGGCGCCGTGGTTCGCCGAGTCGGCGATCACACCTTGGAGGGATTCACGTTCAAGGGCGCTCTGGCATTCGTTGGGTGTGAGCAGCAGGTACTGAACCAACGCATCGTCAATCTTCATCTTCTGCCCCAGCCACGCACCGATGCCCACCACAAGGCTGTCCAGGCTCTGTATGACCTGCACCTGGGCGACTTCACCGATTTTCTCACCACCGTCCAGGCAAACCGCGAGCAGGTGGCATACCGCCTCGGCCACGTTGGCGCCTATGTCGACAGCCTGAAGGAAGACACCGAGAACGACATCAGCGACACAGTCGCACGCAATCACGCCCAGTTGCGCGTGCTGCTCGATCTGCTGGCCGACCTGTACGCCATTCCAGAGCGCGCGATCCACGAAGCTCACGCTCTGGTCAGCGATATGGCCTGGGACCACGTCACTCAGAAAGCGCTGATGGCCGGCACCAGCGACCACTGACCCCCATACCCCCGGCGCGGCAACGCTGGCCCCCAAGGAGAAGCACCATGCAGCACTACTACAAGTCGCAGAATCCAGACGTGGTATCCATCGTTCTGGACTTCTACGAAGCCAAGGCACAACTGGACAAGCAACTGACCGCACTCGGCCAGTTGTTCGGCGGCGCCATCGCCCCCATGCGCGATGTCACCTCCCATTTCGCAGGCGGCGTGAAGCTCCCCGCTGACACGGCCCTCGATGCCCACTGGCGCCGACAAGACGAATGGGGCTTCCGCTCGCTTCGGGTCGCGGCAAAGCCTCCGAAAGGCATCACGAAGGAGCAGCGGGCCGGCATTCGGGCCGAGCACGAGCGCCTGGTTGACCTGTGGCGCGCCAACTGCCCGGAGCGACTCAGCACCCACATCTACTGGGAGCGCCTCAACGTGAACACCGGAAATCTGCTGCTGTGCGGCGGGATCAAGTTTGTTCACCTTGGCACCGCCTATTTCTGCCTCGGATTCGAAATCAACGAGGCACATCACCTTTCCCAAAAGCGAGCTGGCAAGGCCTCTGCTGGCTGGATTACGGGCGCGGTCGAAATCCTCCCCAGCGAATACGAGGCAGCACGCGCAGCGAAGCTGGGAGAGAAGGCATGACCGGGATTCAACAGATCACCGCACAGCAGCTGCTGAGCGACCAGTTGAACCAGCGGCTGGCCTTCGCCAACTGGGCCAAGCCTCGCGGCTACGACCTCGCCATGAGCGACGACGGAGCGACCTTCCTGTCTCTGGAAACACGCTGCGCCTGGCTCGGCTTCGAAGCTGCTCACGGCCCAGACGGCTGCAAACCCAGAGGCCAGCAGCTCTACGCGAAGCTCAGGAAGTCCAGCCCGCATGCGCACCAAACCGACAAGTTCTTCGAGGTTCGCGTCGGCAAGGCGCCCTACGACGACTACGTAGTGCACGGCGGCCCCGGCGGCGTGTACCGCCTGAGCGACGTGAACTTCTACGTGATGTCCGGCGAAAAGATGTACCGGCTCAGCTGACAGTCAGACGGAAGCAAAAAGGCCCCGGCGAGCGGCGACTCACCAGGGCCTGACCCAAGGAGAAGCACCATGCACCAACTTCATCAGCACCGCTGGGCCCTGCTGGCAATGGTCACAGCCCTGGCAGGCGTGACCGCCACTTCCGTGGCACTGGCGATCGCCGCGCTCATCGAGAACACCTTGCTGGCGGTCCTGTTCGCGTCGGCAGCAGTAGTCCTGGACCTGTTCAAGTACGTGGCCTGGCCCTTCGCTCTCAGCCTTCTGGAGATGCGACGCACCGTGTGCGCACTGCTGATGATGGGCAGCGCCCTCGCCCTGGGCGGCGTGTCCGCCTGGGCGAGCTACGACCGCCTCATGACCTCGATCATCACCAGCCGCGCGGAGCAGCAGGCGCGCCAGGTACAGCGCCAGGCCGACCTGGTCGAGCAGCGCGACGCCGATGCCGCCCGCATCCAGCATCTGGACGCCGAGGCAGTCGCCATCCGCGAACAGGCCTACGCCCTGCGCGATCGAGGCATGGTCACCCGCGCGCTGGAGCTGGAAGCGGCCTCTATGGCTCGAATCGACGCGGAGCGTGGCGAAGCTCAGGTTCGCCGAGATATCGCCTCTCAGGAGCTGACAGCCCTGCTCGCGAAGCCAACCAAGGCAGCGGGCCTGCCCCTGGGGCTGGCCACCCTTCTTTGCCTCGGCTTCGCCGCCGCGCTGGAAGTGGTCCCCGCCCTCATTCTCTCCGCGCTCCGCCCCGCATCCACAGCGGAACGCTCCCCGGTAGCAGTAACCGAGAAACAGAAACAGCCAGAGGAACGCGGCGAGAACCGCGCGGAAACGGCCCCGGAATCGGGCGCTGAGAACGGCCTGCCGCCAGTGCTTCAGCAACTCATCGCCGGAACAGAGAGCGGCACCAAGGTGGCAGTACGGCAAGTGGCGAAGGAGCTGCGGATAGGCAGCAGCAAGGCCACCAAGCTCCTGCAGCAAGCCGCCGAACTCGGCGTGCTGCACAAGACCCCAGGCGGCTACGTCGCCGCCTAAAAGAAGGCCCCGCCGGGCGGCAACCCGGCAGGGCCTGACCAACCCCAAGGAGAAGCACCATGCAAGTACAAACCCCCGAAGTCAGCGCCGAAAAGGCTATCACACCGCGCTACGACACCATCGTCATTTGCGGCGCCACGGGCAAGGAAGTCCCGCGCACCGTCGACGGCGGTGAGGTAGTCAGCTGGGCACGCGGCCATGAACTGGCGGCCGGTGACGCCCTGCTGGAGTTCGTCAACTACGTGGCCGATGGTGATTGTGGCATCACCCCGGAGCTGAGCGCCAAGGCGCGCAAGGCGCTGGATCTGATGGAGCGACGCAACAGGTTGGGCTGGGAGGCGGACGAACAGCCAGAAGATTGGCAGGCCTCGGTTAACCGTGCAGCACAAACGGCCCGCGAAGTGTTCAGCGGCTCCCACGACGACGCCTTCCAGGCGATTGAGTACATGCAGGCCCTGCTGCAGCAGGCTTCCCCTGTCGTGCAAGGCGGTGACGTATGAAGACCTGCAACCGCATCCGCCCGACCATGGCCAGCCACAGCCTGGACCTGCCCAGCATCTGCGACATCTGCGGCAAGGCCCGCTCTACCCGCAAGCATGCCCGCTGCAGCCGCCTCCGCCAGCAGACCAAAACGGCCGAATGGGCCACCTACATGGAGAACATCGCCGCCAAGAAAACCCAGGGGAGCCGTCGCTATGCCCGTTGAAATCCGCTGCCGGTACACCACCGGCACCTATGTGGCCACCGCCAAGGGCCTGAAAGGCACCACCAGCAACACCATCAGCGCACGCCATGCCGCCGAGGCGATGGCCAAAAAGCTAGGGCTTGCCCCTGAGCTGCTGGTCGAGAAAGAGCGCGACCTGATCGACCCGCGCGAGCGGACCACCTTCACCCATCCAGGAGAGCAGGCATGAAAGCACTGAGCATCCGCCAGCCCTGGGCATGGCTGATCGTCCAAGGGTTCAAGCCTGTCGAGAATCGGGATTGGCCCACGCGCCACCGTGGCCCATTCCTAGTGCACGCATCCAAAGGGATGACCCGCGAGGATTACGAAGACGCCCGCGACCTCGCTCAGCTGCAGGGCATCACCATCCCGGCGCCGCACGAGTTGGAGCGCGGCGGCATCGTCGGTGTGGCCACCATCACCGGCTGCGTAACCCACAGCCCTTCGCGGTGGTTCTTCGGCAAATTCGGGTTTGAGCTGGCTGACGCCAACCCGCTCCCATTCCTCCCGTTGAAGGGTCGCCTGGGCTTCTTCGACGTCGACTACCCAGAGGTGTGCCATGTCTGACCTCTTCTACCTGCAGGACAGCCGCAGCAACACCGGAACTCGCGCCATGTTCTGGAACCTCGGCGGCGGCTACACCTCGAACCTGGACCAAGCCGAGCAATTCACCCTCGATCGCGCGCTAAGGAAGTTCGAGAACCGCGACACCGACCTGCCCTGGCCCGTTTCCTATGTCCGGCGCCTGGCGGAAATCGGCGTCGACTGCCAATACCTGACCAGGTCGGAAGCGGAGGCCTACCGAGACGAAGACCGCCGCGTCTATGTGTCCTACGCACGCGAGTGGGACGGCAACGACCTTGTATGGGTCGGAGGCAAAGGACCGACCGCGAACCTCGAGGATGCAATCCACCCCGCAGCGTCTGACGCTGCCAGCTACAAGCACCAAGGGTTCGAGCTGTGGCCATGCGGCTATATCGTGGAGCGCTCTCGCCCTGTAGTTCGAGCCGCGCTGCTTGATCACAAGCAGGCGGAGGCCCAATCCGGTATCGCGTTACCGAAACCGGCACGACGGCGAGCTAAGCAGGCTGCGCAGAACTGCGGAGGATGCGGCCGATTCCTCAGCGCGTCGCAGGTGTACAGCGACTGCCCGAACTGCGGGGAGAACAACGCTCCATGA